TCTTGCTTCCATTCTTGCAAGTTGACCATTCATACGAGCAAAATTAGCTTGTTCCATTTTTCTTGATTGTGCAACTTTAGAATTAAAAGTTATAATATCTTTTTCTATTTCAGCTTGTTCAGCATTAAATCTTAAAACCCTTAAACCAGATCCAGATAACTCTGCACCAGATTTTAAAATTTTAGTTTTTGATTCACCTTGTAGTCTTGTAAATTTTTGATCAAATCTAGCAAGATTAAATTCATTTTGTTTTTCTATTTGACCAGCTTCTTGTTCTGCAATTACAGCATTTCTTTCTTGAACAGCTTGATTATATTTACCTGTTGCTGACGCTTGTTGTGCTGCTACTACTGATGTTACTGCTGTTACCCAACCCATTAGAATAACCTCGCATACATATATTGATCTGATCCATCAAATCCCCATTTTCTCATCAAACCTTCTTTTTCTAAACCTAACCACTCTGCAAATCTTTGACCTTCAGAAAAATCTTTTCTTATTGCAGATTGAACTCTAGTAATATTATTTTCTTTTGCAACTCTAGCAAAATCTTTTTTAATTGCTTTAGCTACACTTAAAGGATGTTTCCACATTTCACTTGTTGCAATTACCCAACCTTCAGCAACTTGACCCCAAACTATTTTCATTCCTGCAGCAAAAATAGGTTCATGATTAACAATACCAGTAAATGCTAAATGATCTTGTACTAAGTTTTTAGCATCACCATCAACATTAATATAATGTCTATCTGCTTCTAATACTTTATGATTCATTTGTTGAGATAAAATAAATTGTCCATGCTGTGCAGTATAAGGCACTATATGTAGTATGTTATCCATCATTTGTTACTAACCTTGGGTATAACGATAAAATTGTAAAAGGTAAAGGTTGAGTTTGTCTAACATAAATAAAACCATCTGTCTCGTAGTTTCCTCTAAATTCTACTTCTTTATCTCCTGTAAATGGAGGTATACCTTCATCCATTAAATCAGCAGAACTTCTAAATGGTATTCTTTCCATATTGCTTAGGTCTGGTCCTACTTCTACACCTATTGTTTCAAACATTCTAACTGTTATATCATATATTCTTTTTGTCTTACCTTGTGATGTACCATTCTGTGAACCAGCATTTAATCTCATAGTTTGTAGTAAAGATGTATAAGCTAAACCTATTTTAACATTAGTTGAAGAACGATCTAAAGTTATACTACCAGAGCTAACAGTTTTATCTGGGTGCGTTGCACCATCTGCTAATATAGAAACTGTTTGTCCTTCAAGGTGATCTAGTCCTGATATTGTTGTAGCAGCACTACCACTATAACTTAATGCACTATCTAAAAAATTAAATGATGTATTATCTGTTTCATCAAAATCAAATACATTTAATATTTCTACAAATCTTCTAGTAGCACCATTGATTGTTCTTTTAACAATTACATAAACTTGATATTCAGTATCGTCAGTTGGAATAACTGCAACACTTTCACATACTGCTTTACCTTCATTAGTTTTAGCTAATCGAGTAGAATCATCTAAAGATGTAACAGTTAAAAATCCTGTAGACAATGGTGATGTTTCTGTAATGGTAACTACATTACTACTAACTGTTGCTGTAAAATCAGAGTCAGCATCTATTAATGTTTTTAAATTTGTTGCACTTTGGTTGTTACTTGTTGTGGTATGAAATTTACCAGTTGTAGAAGATGTAGCAGAAGTAAAGGTTGTAGTTGTACCATCTGCTTTTGTTAAAACTATTCTTGTACCATTTGCTATGTTTGCATAATCAGTAACTGTGATTGTTGCATTACCAAATCTTCCACCAAAAATATGTCTGTGCCAAGCAGTTACTTGTTGTTCTCTTTGATAAGTTAATCCTACTAACTCACCATCTCCTCTTGCTCCATAAACAATTTGATTAGGTTCTTGTTGATATGCAATCTGTATTAAACCACCTTCAGTAACGTGTTCAGCAAGGATAGTCATGTCAGGTGCAATATAACCATCAACATCAAAGTTATATGCTAGTTCTCTAATTTTTCTTTTTGCTCTTTGTAAAAATAATGTTGCATTACCTACAGCTATAGCATCTACATTTGCAGAACCATGGTTAGATTGTTTTTTAATTAATATGTTTGTTGGTGTAACAGCACTATCAGTACCACCACCAGATACAGTAAACTCACCACCTGCTGTACCAATAATTAAAGTTCTAGTTGCTGTCATAAATCTGATAGCATTAACTTGGTTAGATGCGATTGTATAAATGATTGCATCATCATCAGCTATAGTTCCGCCAATATTTGCATCCATGTTTTCATAATCACCAGACTTTGAAAAGAATATTGTTTGTGGTTGTTCAGTTGTTCCTGCAAAAACTAATCGTTGTTCAAAAAAAGTAACACTTGAAGGATGACCTGTAGTGTCAGAGAAAGCTCCTAGTTGCCAATTAGCTGTAGCACTAGCACTATCTAAAGCTGTAATAATTGTCATAACTGCGTTAGTCGTATCTGTTACACCAGTTATCTTTGCATAACCATCACTTAAAAAAACAAATCTTCCTACATCTGTTGAAAGAAAACCACTACCACTATTAATACCAGTAACCGCAGAAGCAACTAAAGCTATACCTGTACCTACTGCTGATTGACCTGGATTTAAAGTTGTGTCAGTTGTGTTAGCATCTTGCATTGGTCCTTTAGTAAAATCAACATCAGTTAATGTCCAAGTAGTATGAGCAGTACGAGATAATTTTTCTACTTCATGCTCTGGATGAGTTATATACATTACGTCTGCCGATTGTGCGAATTTTAAATCAAAAAGTTGTGCAGTAGTATAAGGTGTTGTTATTTCAAAAACTTTGTTGGCTACACCACCAGAACTATAAGCAGTAAATGAAGAACTATTTATATCTACTCCATCTTTATCTTGTAGTTCAAATGTGTTTGTAGTTTTGTCTGCAACTAAAAATCTTTTACCATTAACTTCTGTCATACCAGAAACACCACTAATTAATACTTCATCACCATTTTCATAACCATGTGAAGTTGCAGTTACTACCGCAGGATTAGCAGCAGTAATTCCAGATATAGTTTTATCTCCTTCTAATACAGCACCACTATCTTTATACACTCTCATTTTTAAATTTGAAAACTCAAGCATATAAGTTTGTGTTGTTGAAAATTCAAAAGGTATTAATCTTGTTTTGTTATCGCTATCAGCTACTTCTGCTACAAATGTAGAACCGGGTCTACGAGCTGCTGACCCATGTGGGTAGACAACTAAATTTTCTAAGGTTGAACAACCAGATGTATATTTAGTTAAATCAGTTCTACCATCTAATCGTGGCGATAGTTCACCACCAGTAAAATTTGTTAATTCTACAGCTACCCTAGCCATTTATTAAAACCTTGAGTTTATAAATGTACTTGCATCTATTTGATCTGACATACCTAGGTCTTGATCTATATTTTGACCTTCAGTTGAATCTATAAATCTAGCATCTTTTAATTTATCTTGAAATAAATTGTACATATTAGTTGCTGTTTGATTGTTAGAAGTAACTGCAAAAGCAATGTCTGCACCTAAAGCAGCAGATAAAGTTTCTCTTAATGATTCATCATATTCATTAGGATCAGTAATTCTACCAATATATAATATTTTCATACTAGATGTATTACTTAATATTTTTCTACCTTCTACCTTGTAGTTTGAATCATAATCTAATATTCTAAGTAGCCTTAAACAATCTGCCGGTAATGTATAAGCATAACTAAAACCCCATGCAGGAGCTGTTGTGTCTGCTGCTAGTTCAACTCTTTTCTGTAAGCAGTTCCAAGGATGTGATCTGAATACTGCATCTCTTACTTGAGTGTATCTTGAATTACAAAGTCTAGCGTTTTTTGAATCTTCTGTAAGTGATAAAATAGTTGTTGCACCTAATTGGTTTAATGCTCCATTACAAATGTCTACTGTTGATGCCATACTACTTCCTTATAATATACTTTCGCCTTATCTGTCTATCTTTTTCTAAAGCGAAAATTTCTTCTTCTGTTCTCTCTTCTTTAGTATCAAAGCCATAATGATATTTAGTATCATGCTTAAACCTATCTACTAACACATATCTGTATACATAATTATCTTTTTTAAAATGTAATACAGGTTTTAAATCTTGTATCTTTTTCATGCACTTTAGGCGAGTTCCACTCTCGCTTTCCTCGCCTAAAATTTTATTTATTAATTAACTACGTAATTAATGTTCCAAGCTAATGTACCTGCAGTACCACCAGTAGCATCAAAAGTGATTGCTACATAGTAATATCCACCAGGATCTGTACTGTCACCAGCTAATTCCCAAAGTTTTTGAGAACCAGTGTTCAAGTCAGCAACTTCAAAACGAACATCTGTCATTCCAGCAGCATCAGCTACTGAAGTAGCAAAAACATCTTCGTCTTTAACTGTTCCATCAGTTTTGTATAAACCAACATTGAATGTACACGAACCACCGAATGTGTCTGAACCAACAAATAGTTGTGGCACAGCAGCATTACTAGGAATAGGTGCTAACATAACAATGTCATTATCTGTACTATCTCCAGCAGCAAGTTCTACCGATCCATGTGCAGTTCTAACAACACCAGCTAATTCAGCTGCGTTATTAAGAACTGGTGGAGTGGCTTCGAAATTAGCTACTAAATCTGTATTTTTAGTTGTCATAATTTATGTCCTCCTATTACGATTCTGTACATTGTACTTCAACAACTTTAGCTTCTTCCATTCTAGTAGCACCAATGCTTGTGCAGTAGTATACTTGAGTGGCATAAGACTTGTCGCTTCTTTCGTCTATTCTAGCACTGACATCTTTGCCAATACCTAAAGCGATTCCATCTTGTGCAAAAGCTATACATGATCTAGTTGTGCTAGATAATGCTAGTCTGTTTGATACAATGAAATTAAAACCAAGAAACGAGTTTACTTCACCATTTGCCAATGCTTTGACAGTGTTGAAGTCTGAACTTGTAACCTCAGTTGTTCCTAAAAGATCAGTGATCTGCTTCGGAGACACGATAATGTGTCTAGGAATTGAAGGATCTACATCACCTAAATCAAGAGTCTGTTTTGCAGTTCTTAATTTAGCGATAGTTAAACCAGCAGAACCATGTACGATTTGATTCGAGTTTGATGTGCTAGTTGATCCTGTTTCACCAGTGTACGCAGTACCTAGTGCAGCAGTTATGATCACATCATCTATTGCTCTTCCCATTGCCATAGCAGCAGCTTGAGCATAAGATGAAGTTGGATCTATTAAGAGTCTAACTTTGTCCTGTTGATCTATTAGATCAGCAAATTCATAATCCGCAAGAGATACTCTACGTCTAGCGTGAGGTGTATCTATTTGTGGAGTGTCTGAATGTCTGCTAGTTTTTTCAACTGCAGTTACCGAACCAACTTGATCGAAAAAAGCGTTTTTTCCAACCACAGATTCAACACGAACTTTGTCTCTTAATAACGATCCCATTTGTTGAGAAAGCATTTGTACGTTTGCAGAATACTGCTGTACAAAAGCTGTAGTTATATTTGATGACATAATTGTCTCTCCATATTATTGTTAAGTTAAAATAATCAGAAAGGTTCTCCACTAAATAATAGTAGGCATCTCTTGGATTTAAAGTCTTTTAGACTAGAAGTCTATTCCCTCTTGTCAGTAAGGTTCTTGCGAATTTTCTTACTTACTATCCAATTATAATATTTTTAAACGATTGGCAAGGGATCATTTACCCTTAACCAACCGCAATATTTTTAATCGAATTTCTTTATCATTAAGATTGTTTATCTGCATTTAACATTTCTCTTAATGTATAAACTTGTTGTACCATTTTATCATGATCTGGATGTTGCTTATTCCAATAAGGTCCTTTAGTATCATTGGTAATAGCTGATATTTCAGATTCAATATCTGCAACTGTATTTACATTTTCACTTTCAGTTGCAACAATTTTATCTTCCGACATCATTCCTGCTATTTTTGCAAAACCTTTAATAATTTCTGGATGATCTCCAATCCTTATACCATTAGATAAAGTCATATCTAAAATTTCTGGATTAATATTAGCTTTTGCTAATGCACCAGCTTGTTTAACTTTACCTTCAAAGTCTCTACCCCATTCTTGTCTTAACTCTTGTTCAGCTTGAGATTGAGCAGTTTCGGTATCTATCTTTGATTGTTGTGCAGAGCCTTCCATATTATTTTTATAAAACTCTAATATACCTTGAGCTTGTTTATTATTTAAACCCAACTTATGTGATTGTTCTGCAAAAGATTTAATTGCATCATCATCAAAAGGAACAACATCTGATTTTGTATCTAAAGCATATTTTTCTGGAGATTCTGGTCTACCTAATTTTTCATAGGCTTCATCCCATGCTTCTTGAGTTGAATTATTTGTTGGTATTGCTATTTTATCTTGACCAATCATTTTAACTGCATTGATATAAGATTTAGCTAAAGCATCTGCTTCAGTAAATTTTTCAATGTTAGGATCATTTCTATAAACTTCACTAATAGAATCTTTCCAAGATGATGTTTGTGGTGCAGGAGTATCTGCTCCTTTTACTGCAACTTGTGTGGCAGTTGGTGTTGGTTGTGCTGTTTCTGTAGTCGCTTGTTCTACAGGCACAGTTTCCTGTGTTATCTGTTCGCTTGACATATTTATTTTCCTTTATCCTTTCGTAGCATTGATTTAATAAATAGAAGAACACTACGTTGTCCTTCCATGTATGCACTTTCATGGCTATCACCTTTTACGTTAGTGGTAGAATGATAATGACATCTTTTTTCAAGATCAGATAAGACTTCTTTGCCTTC